TAATGCAGCATCTGATCTTGTAGTTAATACTCAAGGTGCAGCTTTTGGATTAGTATATTCAGGCGACGCTACAACAGGATGGACTTACACGGAGAAATAATATGTCAAATTACGAAGCAACTAAATATGATTTTGATGGAGCAAACCTTACAGGTATAGAAGGAATTCCTACAGCAACTATTGTGCCGTGGTCTTCTGCGTCAGTACCATCAGGTTTCTTAGAGTGTAATGGTCAAGCAGTTTCAAGATCAACTTACGCAGCTTTATTTGCAATTGTATCTACAACTTATGGAGTTGGAGATGGTTCATCAACTTTTAACGTCCCTGATTTACAAGACAATGTAGCAGTTGGAAAATCTAATAACAAAGCTTTAGCATCAACTGGTGGAGCAAACACTGTAGCTTCAACTGGAAACGTAGGTGGAAGTACAGCTAACGCAACTCTATCAACTGCACAACTTGCATCACACTCCCACACAGGTGGTGTAATTCAAGGTGATACTAACATTGGTACAGGTTCAGGTCAGACTGCTAAATCTCCACCAACGAACACAGGTAGCGCCGGTTCAGGTCAAGGACACTCTCATAATATGAGTGCAAACTTTTCAGGAGACGCAACATCAGTTTTACAACCTTATTTAACAATTATTTATATTATAAAAACTTAGGAGAAAACATGGCAACTAACGCAAATTGGACAGTAATCTTTGAAGACAAAAGTATTATTAAAAACACAGGAGCTGAAGCAGGAACTCCCTATACTATTGATGATAATGCTTTTTGGGCTACTGCAGATTTTCAAAATATTTGGGCTATCCAATCAGGAACTACTAATTCTTCGGATGAAGTAGAGCATAGAGATAACACTCCACATTGTTCTTTGGATACAGAAGGAGTTAGTCTTCAACAGTTTATTGATAAATGGGATGCAGCTCATTTAGCTAAGTTACAAAGTGATTGGGATAATAATGATGGAAATACTTACGATGCTGAAGGTAATGTAACTAATACTGAAACGGAAGCTGAAAAAATTTCTAGACTAGGTGCTAGACCTACTTCGTATAGCTCTTAATTTTTTATCATATTCAAAAGCTTTTTTTTCTACAATATTAAATATTAAACTATATCTATTATAGTCTTCTTCGTATACGTCGAAACCATGTAATATTTCTGGTGGAAATATATAATAATCTCCAGGTTCTGGAGATATTTTTAAATTTAATTCTGGTAGTATTAAATCACATCCTTTTGTTAGATATAGTATACCATGTATACAAGAGTGGTTATGGTAGTTTAAACTATCTCCTTTTTTTATTTCATTACCCCATGCATTTTCAATAGTTTTTCTTTCTAAAAAATATTTAAATATATCAGGATGTGTGTTTTGATATTTATTTATTAAATAACTTATAAAGTCAACAAATTCAGGTTTGTCTAAAAAATAATTCCAATTAGTCATTCCTCCTTTTACATTAGTGTAGTTATCCATGTTAGGATCTAAATTAGATTTAATTGACATAGCAAGGTTATGTATAATATCTGGATAAGGATAATTACCAAATATAATATTAACATGTCTAGTATAGCTAACGTTTATACTATTTCGATCTTCGTTTAATTTATTGTTTTTGTCTAATAGACTAATCATCTTAAAAGCATCCAAGAAGTTAAAATATATTTTTCACCAGATAGAGGTGGATTACCTCTGTGAACATATGGAAAACCAGCCGGCCATATAACTATTCTACCCGTTTTAGGTTTTACTCTTTTAGAAAAATGAAGAAATTCTGTTTCTCCACCTTCTTCAACATCATTTAAATAAATAGAAAAAACAAAAGCCCTAGCTTCGTTATCAAATCCTTTTTGATGTTCTATGTGCCATGTGTGATAACCTTCAGTAGGTAAAGTTTTTTGTATTTTTAAACTTGTATAATGAAAGGGTCCACCATCATAAGCAGCTTTACCTCCAGTATTTTCAAGGTAGTGTTTTAATGCTATATCAAAATTAAACATCATAGGTTTTAAATTTTCCCACCAAGTATCTATGTTGTTAGATTGAGCAAAAAATTGTTGATCTTGTTTTTCTAAAACTGATGATTTTTCAGAAACTAATCTATTAAATGTTTTATTAAATTTGTTTTCATTTTCATATAATTTAATAGCATTGTTACATTCTTCTTTAGTAATGTAATTATCATATATTCCAATAAAATTAGAAATGTTAATTGTTTTTTCCATCATTATTTATAATTAAAAAAATTTACCATAACGTATCTTTTATTTGAGTTTTCATTAAATTGTAGTGAAGCATGATAAATTTTAGAATCAAAAATAATTGCTCTATTTTCTTTAAATCCTACATGACAATTTAAAACGTATTTATCGTTAAATTTATCGTAAAAACCTGTGCCACTATTTATCAAGTAATCTCCTTTTAAATATACCAAACAATTAATATCATAAGAAGAGTCGTTATGAACTGTTGCTTCTTCGTGTTTAGTGCTTAAAAAATATGCATTTTCATTAGTAAGTAAATTATCTTTTACGTGGTTTTTTAAGTTTTTTAAAACTTCTTTAACAGCAAAATGTTTTTGATCTAAAGGTGCGTTAAAATATATCTTTTGATAAATATTGTTTTCACGACCTAAAAACCTATTAGTAAAATTTAAGTTTAAAATTTCATTATGTATTTTTTTTAATACATTTTTTTTAAAAAAGTTATCTTTAACTATTATATTGTCTTTAATTTGCATTATTATTCTCCTTATTTATAAATATTTGAATTGTTTTTCTAGGGATCACTGGTTTCATAACAGGTGCAACTTTATGATTAAAGGGGGCTCTAATAATAACTAATGAATTACCCATGAAAGGAATAAAACCATTAGCATTTTTATCCTTAAATAAAAACTCTCCTCCAAATTTACTATTCCATCTTCTATTAATATAATATGTTATTCCATAAATATATCCAGCATCATTATGCCAATTAATACCAGAGCCGTCTTCCATAGAGTGTATTACGGGGCTATAGTTTTTAACTTTTACTCTATGAAAGGGATTATTTTCTAATAGAATTTTTATTTTTTGAAGTGGTTTATAAGAAGTATCTAAAATTGTATCTTTTACAAAATTTTTATGACCGTGTTTTAATTCTTTACTCCAAGTTTTTTTAGTTGAACTTAATTTTATCAAATTACTTTTAAAAACATCATGGTGTAATTTTTTATAAGTGCCATAATCTAAAAAATTTTGTATACACCAAATTTTTCCTGGAATTGAATATATTAAATTCATGACTTTAAAAAACAATTAATAGAATAACGTGTTCCTTTTGTTACTGGTTCAGTTCCATGTATCCAAATAGGTTCAGCAGGAAATATTATAGCATCCCCTGTTTTAAAAGTTTCTTTAATTTTACCGTCAAAAAACCTAAATTCTCCGCCTTCATAATCTTCATTTAAATTTAAAGTACAAGAAGCTCTTACATAAGCTTCTACATCAGTATGGTCTTCAATACATTGACCTACACCATATTTTAAAATTCTAATATTATCACTTTTATTTATTAAGACATTACTGAAAGTAGGAGATATTTTTTTAATTTTTAATACATAGTTCGCTACCATTATATTTATGTATTTTTTAGCTTCATTTAAAGCATACAATATATCTTCATTAGGGTTATCTATTCTAGATAAATTTAAACAACTAAAATTATCTTCTTTAACTTCTTTAGTTTTATATTTATAACTACTTTCGAAAGTGGCTAATTCAGGATATTTTTTAAATATTTCTATTATTTTTTTACAAATGTTTTCAGGAACTAACTCATTGATTCTGTACTTTAAATCAGATATTTTGTGGTCATAGCTCATATTTTATGTTACTTTCATTCTTTATAAAACTGATATATAAGCTATTATATGCTACAAAAATTAAATTTCAAGCCTGGCTTTAACAAACAAGACACAGAATCTGGTGCCGAGGGGCAATGGACAGATGGTGATTTTGTTAGATTTAGATATGGATTACCTGAAAAGATAGGCGGTTGGAATCAACTTACAGCTGCATCTAAAACATTACCTGGAGCTGCTAGAAGACAACACGCTTTTACTTCTTTTGCAGGTGAAAAATACACAGCTATTGGAACGTCTCAAGGTTTATTCTTATACTATGGTAATGATTTTTTTGATATTACACCATTAGATACAGCTATCACAGGATGTACTATAACAACTGTTAATGGTTCAAACACTGTAACTATAAATAAAGGATCTCATGGTTTGGCTAAAGGAAGATATGTAACCCTTTCAGCTGTTACAGTAACAGGTGCTTCAGATTATACACCAGCTGAATTACAACAAGTTTATGAAATATTAACTGTCCCTGATATAGACAAGTTTACAGTTCAAGCTTCAAGAGCAGAAGGAGGAACAGGTATGACTGCAGCGGGTGCAGCAACTGTTAATCCTTACGTTGAAGTAGGACCAACGTTTCAAACTGCAGGTTATGGTTGGGGAACTTATTTATGGGGAGATTCTACTTGGGGAACGGAACGAACAATAAGTAACGTGATTCTGGATCCAGGAAACTGGAGTATAGATAACTTTGGAGAAGTATTGGTTGCTACAATATTTAATGGTAAAACTTTTACTTGGAACGCTGGAGCATCAAGTCCTAGAGGAATAAGAGCTTCACAGTCAACAACTAATTTTAACACAACAAACAATCCAACGGCTACAAGAATTTCTATTGTATCAGATAGAGATAGACATTTATTTCATTTAGGTACAGAAACAACTATAGGTGATCCTTCAACACAAGACCCTATGTTTGTAAGATTTTCAAACCAAGAAGATTTAAATACTTATGCACCAACAGCAACTAATACTGCAGGGACTTTTAGATTGGATACCGGTAATCAAATTAGAGCAGCTATACAAGGTAAAGATTATATCTTTGTAGCAACTGATCTTGCAGCTTATGTAATTCAATTTGTTGGTCCGCCATTTACTTTTTCTGTTAGACAAGTTGGTACTAACTGTGGATGTATTGGTCAACACGCTATGTCTTATGCAAACGGTGCTGTATGGTGGATGTCAGCAGAAGGTGGATTTTTTGTATATGACGGTACAGTCAAAACATTACCATCTCTTGTAGAAGATTTTGTATTTAGCACGGATGGAGATAATTTAGGTATTAACTTAGACTCAAGAGATGTTGTGTACTCTTCACCTAATTCTTTATATACAGAAATAAATTGGTTTTATCCTAAATCAGGGTCAGATCAAGTTGATAGATGTGTTACGTATAATTACTCAGAAAATGTTTGGACAACTTCATCATTAGCTAGAACTACATACACAGATCAAGGTGTGTTTAATGTTCCATATGCAACAGAGTATACAGCAACAGCCACACCTGTATTTCCAAGTATATTAGGTATAACAAATTTATATGGAGCTAGTATATACTATGCTCATGAAACAGGTACTGATCAAGTTAACAGCTCAGGCACAACTTCTATTGATGCGTTTATTAGATCTGGAGATTGGGATATTACTTCAAGAACAAGTGGTTTAGGAGTACAAACAGGAGTTGCAGATTACAGAGGTGATGGAGAATACTTTATGTCTGTAAAACGATTTATACCTGACTTTAAATACCAGACAGGTAATGCTCAAGTAACTTTATTTGTAAGTAGTTATCCAGATGACGTAGCTGTTAGCTCTCCACTTGGACCCTTTACAATAACCTCTTCTACTGATAAAGTAGATACTAGAGCAAGAGGTAGATTAGTCTCTGTTCAAATAGAAAATACTGCAGTAGGTGAGTCATGGAGATATGGCACACTTAGATTAGATGCACAACCGGATGGTAGAAGATAATGACAATAGATAAAAGAATAAATTTAAGAGATGCTGGTTTTATTAGTGGTCGGACTAAATCATCTCAAAGAGCTGCTGCACCAACAAGAAGCAGTCCTTTTACTTCAGGTATGGACAGACAACAATACTCAGCAACACAAACTCAAACAGGTGCTGTTAAAGGTGGTGGAAAAAGATATGGTCCTCCTGGAACTAATACGTTTGAAACAGGTTTTGTATCAGGCGATAGAGGTAGAGAATCTAGAAATGAATTTGTTAGAAACGTACAAAGAACAAATCCTGGTTATACAGATAGTAGATCTAGAAACATTCCTTTTCTTAGTAAAGGAATAGATTACGTTAGAAGAAATCCACAAAATATTGCATTAGGTCTTATGGACCCTACTTTAGGTGTTTTGGGTGGTATTTTTAGTTTTTTAAATGATCCAGAAAGAAGAAAAAAACTTACTGGATATGAAACTCAAGAGGAATACGAACAAGCTAGACAAGACAGAATTAATCTTAACAGAATTAAAACATTAGAAAATACTTTACAAACAAAATATTTAGATAAAAATAGATCTTTAAATGAAACAAATTTAGATGAAAGACTTGCCGCTTTAAGAACACAAATGGGTATCACTCCAAATACTGCAGCTGATTTAAGACCAGATCTTGATTTTAGTAATCGAGATGAACTTGTTTTTGAAGGTATAGAAACATTAGCAAAACCTAATATAAATGCATTAATGCAACCTAATGTAGGTAGTTTTGGAATAATACCTCAAAGAAAACCTTCTCAACAATTTATAGAAGAACTTGCTCCTAATTTAGCTGATCCAGTAATAGATCAAGTTGGTAATATAGATGACTTAATGGCTAAACTAGCAAACAATTCTCCCGCACTAGCACAACTAAGAAGTTTACAAAAGAAACAAGTATTATCAGGCATGGATGGTGGTCCAGAATTTACTTTAGAAGATCAACAAAAATTAAATATGTTAGAAGAAATGGAAGCTGACCCAGTTAATATTTACAGTCAGACAGTATAATGGCTAAGATAACTAATTACATACCTGAACCAAAAGAAGATTATGATGTAGATAATCAAAGACAGATTATGGAGTCTTTAAATACAATGAAACAACAACTTAATTTTTCTTTTCAACAAGACTTGAAAAACGAACTAGATACGTTTAATTACTTTTTATCATGACCATACAATATAAAAGTGCAGTATTTGATTTAACTACTACTAACTTAACTACAGTATTGACTATATCTACATCAGCAGTAGCTATTGTAAAGACCGTACAAGCTAGCCATCAGGATGCATCAAATGTGGATGCTGATTTATATTTAAAAAAATCTGGAGGTAGTGACGTAGAAGTAGGGCATGCACAGCTTAATAAAAGTATAACAAATATGATTGTAAACACCTTGAATTT